AGATGTTGTTACTCAATTATATTGAATGATCAGCAGGTGTCAATAACATGTTAATAAATATTTCGTATTGTATTCGTTGTTCCTCTTACTTAAAGGAAAACCCACTCCCTTTACGGAAGCAGGTTAAGTTGGAAGTATGAGGGATTATTTATATTTTACTTGAAGCCGCAGCTTCATTGTCTTCGGTCGCGGTGTGCAGGGGTGTCCCCTGCTTTTTTCAGATATTCAAGTCTTGCTTGTCTGAGCGAAGCGAGTCCTGCGAGCGAAGCGAGCTCGAAAATTTTGGATAAAGAAAACCCCTCGCTCAATGCAAGGGGCTTATATTTTGGGGTGTTTTATTTCTTAATATTTTTTAATAGTTCCTTTGGTGTTGGGATGCGGTCGCCTCTTTCTTCTTCGTAGGCGATGTCAGTTGGGCTATAGTTTGCCTTTAATATGTGGTTGTTTACTGTGTTGTGTCTTTCGCTGTCATCATCAAGACATGGTATGTCTAAACTATAGGTTGTATTCAAAAATTTGCGGTATGATGTTGTTATGCTTTTTTCATTTAGTACGTAAGCAAATTTGAAACAGTTGTTAGCGGAATCAAAATCGATTGTCATTTCTTCTATTAGGTGGTCAAATTTAGATTTACGGTCGGTGAACATCTTAATTGCATTCACTAAGTTTGCAAAAGTATTTCCATTCAAATACCATACTGCACTTGTCAGGTCGTGCGATTGTTGCAAGGCTTTAACAATTAGTGAGCGTCTAACAAAGCTCGTAACTTCATTTGATTTTTCCCCTGCTTTGTACTTCTCAATGTCTGTAACTTTCAATCCTGTTACAATGCTTTCTTCTTCTTCAAGTGCGATTGTAAATTGGTTTTTCTTTGCTGCTTCTGCGGCTAGTGCTGCTTCAACTTCTGCGTTCAATAGGGCTTGTGCTTCTGCTTCGGCTTTCATCTCTGCTAGAATTTCCATTCTCATTTGTTCTTTGATTTGTTCTTGTGTCAATGTTTTCATTTTGTCCTTCTTTCTTTGTTGTGTAATTTGTAGTTAATTTTTGAACCCCCCATTAAAAAAGCCAAAGAGGTTTTTCTTTTGGGTGTTCTCTGAACAGACCATCCCTACTACTCGGCAAAAGAAATTGCAAGGGAGGGACCCCGTGGGCGGGAAGATAAAAAGTTTTGACCCGGCAAAAGTTTTTATCTTAGGTCCCTTGCAATAGAGAAGCGGTTCTTTTGTAGAGTAGTATCGACCCTTAGCTTTCACCTGCCACAGCAGGATGAAAGGTTAGGGACGTGTGAATGGTTGTCAGAGAACTCCCAAAAGAAATACCTCAGAACAACGAGGACTATCGCCAGCTCTGCTGGGGAGAGGCCCGATGTTCTGGCTTACCTTATATATTTTATTGTCTCTCTTCTCTCTCTGTATATTAACATATGATATTATTATCTCTGTCGGAGCCTTGCTGGATAGATGCATAAGGTTCAGCAAGAGTTAGATTATTGCACGAAGTGCATTGACAGGCACCATCGAAACTTGAGCTGTTGTTATTAGTATTTGACCGGCGGTCATTGACCGAGCTATGCGAGCCATAATGATATTTAGAAAGTACATACTCGTTGGTCAATGGTCGATGATTGTTTATCTAATGTTATCTTTAATAAGATAGTGATTGTTTATCTAAGTATATCTTTAATTAAAATTGTATGTTGGTGTTTGTGAGTATTAAGATATTGGATTGTCGTTGGTCAATGACAAAAGTCAAGTGTGAAATGTATCGGGGCGATATATCGTAGCGATATAAAAGTGTGTTTTTGTACTACTTTTGATGGTCGATGCCCACACCCATCGACCCACATTAAATTAAAATCCCAAAACTTTCACACATATCATCGACCATAGACCAGCTACCAGTGTACATTGTAGCGATTCACCACATCATCGGGCATTGGTCGTCGACAGTTGGACTACTACATGTGTAGTACGTTAGGTAACAGATTGTAACAATGTCAGAAGGATTGTTACAATTGGTCTAAATTGTTACAATTGGCATCGAACTTAGATGGCACTCCTGCCATCTGCCGAATGATGGCACTCGATGTGCCATCGGTCGGCCTCCAAAGTTGAAGGACCGGAGGCGAGGGACGTCGGTCATCTGGCATGTGATCAGCAAAGGTTGCTCTTGGTTGGTTGCTAATGATCGAGGGTCGTCGGTCGTGGAATAACACTTCCATTTCCAGGAGGGGGTGGGGGTAAGAAAATGGTCGTCGAGGGGCAGACGTTCAAGTGCCCCCTCCGGGTGTCATATCTGAGGGGACTCTCACAGACGAAACGCATTTTTCAAGCATAAAACCCTGTGATGTAGGTATAACGTTTGTTTCGAGGAATTTCAACATATGAATTTATGAAATCTGTTCCAACTGTTCCAAAACCGAAAATAACTTTGGGCGCACCTATACGCCCTGCATACTTGACAAACTCCACTTTGTATCCAAAGTTCCATCGATTTTTCGATTTTTTGAAAACAGTGTTTCGTTTTTTTAGAAAATTCATGGAACTTTGGATACACGAAGCTGAATAACATCTCTGGACACGGGTTTTGCGTACACGATAGCACTTTTCTGTTTTGGATACATTGGGCACATATAGTTCCCATAGAATTCAGATGTCAATTTTACCCCCTAACCTGCTATTACCCAGCTGTACAACCTGATGAAATCGCTATAGCCCAGTCGGGCTACGACCTCTAACCAATTGACATTCTTAACCTTGCTTTTTCCACCTTAATATGTTAATATAAATAAGAACATTAAACCTATAAACCAATAGGAGACGACCATTGCCCGACAAAAACCTACAATCTCTCATCGGAAGAGACCAAACTTTAAAGAATAGAATAAAAAAGAACGAGCTAATTGCTAAAGATTTATCTGAATCAATTTTAGAATTGAAAGCAGAACAGAAGAAACTTAAAAACGAAAACGGAAGATTAGATAAACTCGTTGAAAAGCATCTTGAAGAAACTCAAAAGGTAATTCAAAACAAAGGACAGATTTTAAATAGGATGGGACTACTCAGTATGGAAGACAGAAGTCTTGATACACGGGAAGAGAAGTTACGTAAGAGGGAAGCGTCGGTGGAGGCAAAGAAATTGGAAGTAGAGAAACAGATTAAGGTACTTGCAGAACAAAAAGACAGAGCCATTGCCGTTCGAGACGCACAGTCTTCATCATTTTATAAACCAACGGACGTAGAAGAGGAGTTCTTCTTAGAGATGAGGGGTTCTTTCTTAGAATCTTACGAAGAGTATGGAAATATTGCCAAGGCGGCAAGGGCGCACAACATTCGTCCGTCGCTAATTTCTTTTTATAAGAAGAAATTCCCAGACTTTGCTGGAGATATGCAGATAGCTTATGAAATGTTTAAAGATAGATTGGATGGTGAATTAATTGATAGAGCAATCAACGGACAAGAGAAGGCATCGTTCTACAAAGGGGAGGTCGTCGACCATTATGTCGAAAAGAATGACGGATTACTTCTCGCAGCAGCCAAAGCACACGTACCCGAGAAATACGACAGAGGAAAACTTGACAGAATTGAAGGCTCAACTAGCAATAATGTTGTTGTTAACATGGTTTCATACAGCGGTGTTAATCCTGGTGATTTTGGGGCTGTGGAAAATGTTGGTGTGGTTTCTTTCGTGGGTGAGCACGGTGATATGAAGAGAATTACGAACGATAAAATGAAACAACACACCCTTGCTGTGGATCCTGATGAGACAATCATAGATATTGAGACAGAGGAGAAGCAAAGCCAGAGTGTTGTGTTCACGGATGAGGATGATTAATGGCAAATTTAATTCAGAGGGCTGACCAAACGGAGGAACTACCTTATGGTTTCGAGCCAAGGGGTTATCAGATACCTTTCTATCAATATATGGAGACTAGAAAGACACGTCAAAAAGCCTTTCTACTTGAACATCGTCGGGCCGGGAAAGATTTACACGTGTGGAACTGGGTCATCAAGGCGTCTCAACTCCGCGTGGGTACTTATTGGCATATGCTGCCGAAACTGAACCAAGGGAAGAGGGTAATATGGCAAGGGAAGACGAAAGAAGGGAAATCATTCTTAGACTTCATCCCACCTTCTCTAATTGCATCGAAAAGAGAAGACGAGATGTCTATCAAGATGAACAATGGTTCCATTATCCAGATTGTAGGTGCCGACAAGTACGACTCATTGGTGGGGGCGAACCCTGTTGGAGTTGTTTTCTCTGAGTTTGCTCTGATGAACCCAGCTTCTTGGGAATTTATTAGACCGATTCTAAACGAGAACGATGGATGGGCCGTGTTTGTAACAACACCCAGAGGACGTAATCACGCTTATGATTTGTTTAAGAACGCTGCGAATAATCCAGAATGGTTCTGCCAACTGCTTACAGTTAAAGATACTACAAAGGTATTGACCGACGACAAAGGAACACCTGTCTTTGATGAACAGGGTAAGCGTGTCTTTGTTCCAGTTATCAACGAAGCAATGGTTCAAGAGGAGCGTGACTCAGGCATGCCTGAGGAGATGATTGAGCAAGAGTATTACTGTTCGTTTGATGCTGCGCTCGTTGGAGCGTACTACGGTCAGCACATAGCTCTATGCGAGAAGGAAGGTAGAATCAAGACAGTTCCTTACAACAAAGAGCACAAGGTTTACACTTCGTGGGATATTGGTATCTCAGATGCCATGTCCGTTTGGTACTTCCAAGTTTATGACGGAATGGTACACTTAATCGAGTACAACGAGTTTGAGAATCGGTCGTTGATTGAAGTCTGCCACATCGTGCAGATGAAGAACAATCTAGAGGGTCTCGATGGTATTGACCCAGAGTTGAAGAATACTTTTAGAGAAAAATATAAACACCACAAAGCTTACGATTTCGGTAAGCATTTCGGACCACATGACGTCAATACAAGGGAGATAACATCAGGCATAAGCAGACGTTCAGTGGCAAGGCAGCATGGTATTACGTTTCAAATTTTACCAAGAGCAGAAGTCATTGATGGGATTAACTTGGCTAGGAAGATGTTTCACCTATGCGAATTTGATTTGGACAACACTGTTCAGGGTGTTCGTGCGTTGAAGGATTATCAAAAGGAATGGAATGCTTCTAAGTTTTGCTATAACGATAAACCACTGCACAACTGGGCATCTCACGGCTCGGATGGATTTAGAGGAGTCGCAGTAGCTGTTACTAGGTTTATTGACAAGGATATTTTAAATAGGATTGTGCAGGTAGTCGCAGAGACAGAGTACAGCAGAATCTCTCCTCACGAAAGACAAGTCAGAGAAATGATAGAACTTGCTGAGGGGCAGATGAAGTTTAAGAAACGTAAAGAAGCTGGTAATAGGAAGGGCATTAAGATAGCCATAACAGATTACAATAGGTTCAATCATTAAGTAATTTTCACATTGCTATTGCAATTTTTGTTCAAATGATTTATAGTAGTTGTAACAGCTTTAAGTATGGGGTGGAATAAGAATGCGTAAAGGAAACAGATACGAAGGTACTGATATACTTTGGACAGGCGAGGGCCATTCCAGCGTTACTTCTTTGTCACGAAAAGATTTTATGGAACGCAACTCGCTTCGTCAAGAAAATTTAGAAGCCAAACTCTCAGGAGTTGGTGGGTTTTTAGGAACCATGATAGGTTTTATGGTTGGTGGTATTCCTGGAGCAATCATAGGTGGAGCAATAGGCGGTGGGCTTGGTGGATATGCAGAGAACGGAACCGAAGGAGCCATAGTAGGGGCTATCGGGGGCGGACTTGGAGGAGGTATCGGTGGCGGTGTAGCTACAGTAGTGAATACCTCAATGGCAGCTTCTGAAAACAACGCTAAAGCATACAACGAGATGGCCAGCGGAATTGGAACAGATAACTCCACTGCCAATATAGTTGGTGGAATATCTGATACAGAGATGAGAAGAAGAGCTAAACTCTCCGACGCCAAGAACAACATGACAAATGTTCTTTCAGGAGCTTCGTCAGAATCATCAACAGGACCAATGGTAAAGAAATCATTGGGTAATACAGATTTAAGTAATACAGCGATAATAGGTTCAACTATTTTATAAAGGAGATTAAGAATATGGTAATGCAAGACACGGGTGGCGGTGGTGGAACAGTAGCACCAGCAAACGTAGCGATTAAAGACCCAGAGATGGTTAAAAACTCAGACGCAAGCACTGCAATATCGCAGGCTAAAGGCGCAGTAGCTAATGCTGCATCAACCACAGACCCAGCGAACAACGCACTAACACCGGCTGCACCAGCTACACCATCAGCAGCAGACGCTGTACAGGCGTTGGCATCAAAACCTAAGTTACTTAAGAATACCCTAGGGGCAGGACAGGCATTATAAGATGGCATTTGATCCAGATAAGAAAAGTTTAGAGAAGAAGAAAGAGTTCCATGATTTACCGATTCCCGGCATGGTTACTCCTGACGACCACAAAAAGAAGCAGAAGGCTTCTAAGAGAGGTGCGAAAGAACAAATAACTCCTTCGATGGCTTGTATGTCTGCTCAGGAAAGAAAAGAGAACGACGAGAAACTCAGACTTATGCTCGGACGATATGACGCTGCGAAGATGAAAAGAATACACTATAACAAGATATGGAATGATATTTCAACTTACATAGTTCCTTCGTTAAATAATAATTTTAATATCTCAACTTCTGCTGCTACTGGGTATTCTCAAGACGCAATTTCTACATACATCAGAAATAGCAACCTAGTATATGACGCTACAGCAATCATAGCTTGTAATAAAATAGCAGGTGCTTTGTATTCATTTACAAACAACCCATCTTTGAAATGGTATCAGTATGATTTGCCGATTTCACAAAATCCAAGCTATCAAGCAGTTAAAAAGAAAAGAAGCACTAAGGATTGGTTAAATAAACGCAGAGATACAACCATCCAATATTTGAACAAGGCTATGTCTTCTTGCTCGAACACACTGTATAATGAAGCTATAGGTTACGGAACATCATCCATCTTCCTAAGAGAGACTTTCGATTCAAACTTAATGATTGGTAAATGTATTTCCTTAGAGACCCTATACATAGGGGAAGACGAGAACGGAATTGTAAACACTATATTCAGAGAATTTGAATTAAGTGCAATAAATGCAGTAAGCAAGTTCGGAGAAGACAATGTTCACCCAGAAGTATTAAAAGATTCTTCAAGCAAACCAGACGCACTGGTTAAATATATCCACGTATGTGCGCCTAACAAATGGTCTATACTAGATTCAGAAGCATCCAAAGACAAACCTTTCTTGGATATATACATAGATTTACAGAACAAAGTGATAGTACATCACAGCGGATTTGATGAATTCCCTTATGGAATTGCTAGAATGAATGTTCCATCAAACGCGCCTTACGGTGTTTCTCCAGGAATGATGGTTTTGCCAGACGTTAAAACAGTTAACGTATTCGAGAAGATAAACATCGACGTAGGAAATAAAGCCGGGACTCCACCTATGCACATGATGGTGGACAACTATGTTACTCCTTTCAGCATGGTTCCCGGCGCAGTTAACTTATATAACGATCCTCAGGGAATAGCTCAACCATTGAACACAGTTGGTAACATCAACATCATGGAGAACTCCCTTGAGCGTAAAAAGGCAGCTATCAAGGAAGGTTTCTTCAACGACCTATTAACACCGGCCAAAGGTCACACAACTTACGAAGTTCAAGAAGAACAGCTTCTTCAAATGAAGTTGATGGCTCCTTGGCAGGGTGGATTTGAATTGGAACTTTATGAGCCGTTGATTCGTAGAGCAGAAGGAATATTGGAAAGAGCTGGAAACATACTCCCAGAAGCCCCAGCAGACGTCCTTGCTTTATATCCTGGAAATAAATTACCACCTCTTACAATTATTCACACCTCTCCTTTATCTCTTGCGCAAAAACAATCTGTACTTCAAGCAATAGATAGAGTTATACAGTTCGCAGGAGGACTTGCTCAACTTGGTGGAATGGATTCTATAGAGGTCTCTAAGACCATAGCATACTACGCTGAAACATCTGGAATGCCTCATGACTTATATAGAGACCCAGAAGAAGCAGCGAAGATTACTCAAGCCAAAGCAGAAGCACAGCAAAAAATGGTAGAGAAACAAATGATGACAGAGGAAGCAAAACAAGCGCAACTTCTAGGAAGGGCAGCTAAAGATTCAGCTGGCTCTGGAGGAATTGAATCATTAATGGGCGGAGCGCAAGGAGCACAGTAACCTATGAACGACAGTTTAGAAGAATATCTAAAACGACAATTAGCACAAGTATTAAAATTTAAAACCATAAAGAAAGCATACACTGCTGTTCTTGGCGATAGAAAAGATACTAAGGTTAAATCCCTTCTCATGGATTTGAAAATGAGATTCGGATTTTACCACGCAAAGAAAGCCAAGTCAGAATACGAAGCTGGATTTAACGAAGGACAAAGAAGTGTAATATTACACATCTTGGCAATGTCAGTTAGATCAGCAGACGAAGATATAGAAGACATCGAAAACATGATGCGTATAATTAACAACGAGAATTAAGAAGGAGAAACCATGGACATTATCGGAGAAGGACAACCAGCAGTAACAGGACAACCTGCACCAACAGCACCAGCTACTACTGCACCAGCGACCGCACTAGTAGCACCAACCACTGACCCAGCAGTTCCGGCAGCAACATCTAAACCAGTAGGACCTGATATTATTGCGGCAGTAGAAGCACAAGCCCCCGCTAAAACAGATGCCCCAGCACCAGTTGAAGAACCAGCTAAACCAAGTTTATATGACCAAGTAAGAGGAGTTCCTTTACAAGACCTTTTACCCGACACTCTTAAGAGCGATCCACACTTATCAAGAATCAAAGACATCGATGCTCTTGCTAAGAACGTAGTAGATTCTCAGAAGTTCATATCCCAGTCTGTAAGAATCCCAGGGGAAGATGCAACAGAAGCAGACCGAGCTGAGTTCTACAAGAAACTTGGAAGACCAGAAACAGCAGCAGATTATACATTGGACTTGAAACCAGAATACGTTGAAAAAGGTGTTAAGGTTGATGAGGCAAGACAACAGTGGTACAGAGATGTTTCGCTTAAAGCAAACTTAACAACTGAACAGGCTAAGATTGTTTTTGATAACTATGTTGATACTGAGGTTGCAACAGCAGCAGAAGTTTCAGCCAATCTAGCTGAAAAATCTACCAAGACAATTAATGAAT